GAGGTTCTGAAACAGGAACAGTTTTAGTTAATGGAGTTCACGCAGTTGGTGATACAACAATAGCAATGGACGCATTTGCTAGTGATGGTGCGGGTAGATTTAAGACGGGAGACTTTATTAAATTTGCCTCGCACAATAAAGTATATATGGTTGTTGCAGATGTAACTTCAAGTTCAAATGCCGCTACTGTTACGATTGAACCACCACTCACAACTGCTTTAGCAGACGACTCAGTTGTAACTTATGACAATGTTCCTTTCACTGTTTTTTTAACATCTGATATTCAAGAATTTGGTGCAGTAGGTGCAGACAAAGATGGCAGTTTATTATACAAATTTCAATTAGATGTTGAGGAAGCTTTGTAATGAAATATTTAGTAAGACATTGGATTAATGTAGATATGATAGCAGAGGAAGTGATTGACGGAGATGGTGTTGATTTAAAAACAAATAATATAGGAAAACACCAAGAACCATCTGATAAAGCAACTTATATTGTATCAGATCATATAAAAGTAAAAAGGAGAACAATAGAAGATTATGACGAGAAGTTTAACGACAGCAGTAAAGAACGAACTAGCAACAAATGATATTAGACCCGTACATCTTATCACAATCGGTTTTAGTAGCCCTGTCAATATTACTGATTGTTCATTTCCTTTAACAAGTTCTGTTTCAGGTTCAAGTGTTACATATTCTTCTTCTAGTTTTATTATGGGTATATCAAACTTTACAGAAGAAACTGATCTAACAAAAACATCTATAAACTTAACTTTATCAGGTGCAGATCAAACTTTTATTTCAACTGTTCTAAATGAAAATGTTGTAAATGATAGTGTTAAAATATTTAGAGGATTTTTAAATGATAGTAATGCTCTTATAGCTGATCCTTTTTTATTATACTCAGGACAGATAGATACTTTTTCAATAAGTGAAAATAAAAATGAAAGCACAGTATCTTTACAAATAGTTTCTCATTGGGCAGATTTTGACAAAACAAATGGTCGTAAAACCAATAATACATCACAAAAAAGATTTTTTAGTTCAGATGTAGGAATGGATTTTTCAAGTCAAACTGTTCAAGATATAAAATGGGGTAGAGCATAATGCCTTTTAAAAAAATATTTAGAGCAGTAACAAAAGTAGTAACAGCACCACTTAAAATTGTTTCAAAGGCTTTTTCTTGGATAGCACCAAGACCACCTGAGATTCCTGATTTTGGAACATCTGATTTTGATGATTTTGAAAAAGGAATTTTATTAAATAAACAATCTAATGATGCGAATATACCTGTTATTTATGGTGAAAGATTAATTGGTGGAACAAGAATATTTTTAGAAACATCAGGAACAGATAATGAGTTTTTATACATGGCTATTATACTTTGTGAGGGAGAGATAAATTCAATAGAACAAATAAGAATTGACGATAAAGTGGTTACGTTTGATGGTGCGTTATCAGACAATACACAGAGATCGGTAGATAGTTCAGATGGAAACTTTTATAAAGATGCAGTTTCATATATAACAGTTGAACCACATCTTGGTTCTGATTCTCAAAGTTCATCTAGTCTATTATCACAACTTTCAAGTTGGGGTAGTAATCACAAGTTATCAGGACTTGCTTATTTAGCTTTAAAATTTAAATGGAATCAAGATGTTTTTAGTGGAATACCTAAGGTGCAAACAAAACTAAAAGGTAAAAAAGTCGTAACACTTGCTTCTAATTTATCTGAATCATCAGCAACATTTTCTACAAATCCAGCTTTTTGCTTATTAGATTATTTAAGAAACACAAGATACGGAAAAGGATTAGCAACAACAGATATTGATTTACAAAGTTTTAGAGATGCTTCACAAGTTTGTATTACACAAGTTACACCCTTTTCAGGTGGAAGCGATATTAATTTATTTGATTGTAATGCAGTATTAGATACATCAAAAAAAATTATTGAGAATACAAGAATATTACTAAGAGGTTGTAGAGGTTATTTACCCTATACTGCTGGAAAATATAAATTAATTATTGAGACAACAGCAAGTGCATCAATTACTTTAACAGAAGATGATATTGTTGGTGGTTATACTTTAAATAGTGAAAACAAAAATGACAAATACAATAGAGTTATTGTATCTTTTGTAAATCCTGATAGGAACTTTCAAGTTGATGAAGTGCAATTTCCACCAATAGATGACTCAGGATTAGCAAGTGCAGATCAACACGCAACAATGAAAACTGCTGATGGTGGTTTTTTGTTAGAGGGAAAATTTGATGTGCAGACAATTACTTCTCCATATCAAGCGGAAGAGTTGGCAGAGGTTATTTTAAGAAGATCAAGAGAATCTTTAAAATTAGATATTAATGTATCAGGTGATGGATATGATTTAGCAATAGGCGACATTGTAAATATTACACATTCATCTTTAGGTTTTTCTGCAAAAGCATTTAGAGTATTAGCTATAACTTTTAATGAAGATTTTACAATAGGTCTTACATTAGTTGAGTATCAAGCATCACATTATACTTTTGCGTCAAAAGCTGAAGTTGCAAGTACACCATCAACTAATTTACCTGACCCTTTTACTATTCAACCACCAGCAAGTATTACATTATCTGATGAAATGATTGAATATGCGGATGGAGTAGTATTGACTAGATTAAATATTGTCATTGGTGAATCTCCTGACTCTTTTGTACAATACTACCAAGTAGAAGCAAAAAAAACATCTGAGTCTAATTTTAAAATTATATCTAGTGGAACAGAATTAAGACATGAATTTTTAAATGTAATTGATGATGAAAATTATACAGTAAGAGCAAAAGCTATAAATGCTTTAGGAGTTTCATCTACATTTACATCAGCTACTCATAAAGTTGTAGGTGCAACTGATACACCAGCAGACGTAACAGATTTATCAGTATCTTTAGTGGGTTCAAATCAAATGGAGTTGTCTTGGACTCCTGTTGCAGACTTAGATATAAGCTGGTATGAAATTAGATTTCAAAATGTAACAAGTGGTGCTACTTGGAATGAAAGCACACCAATAGCAAAGGTTGTTAGAAGAAAATCAAATGCTTTAGTTGTAAATGCCCAAATTGGGTCTTATTGTATCAAGGCAGTAGATAAGCTTGGTAATAGTTCTGCAAACGAGTCTATTGTATCTACAAATGTTTCTTCTTTAGCAAATTTTACAAATGTTTTAACTTTGAGTGAATAATGGCAGATTTTAATGGAACAAGAGATAGTAGTGTAGCAATATCAACGGACAATGCTGGTAGAAAAGTATTGATATTAGATACAATTACACAAACAGATAGTTTAATAGGCAACATAGATTCTGCTGAGGGTAATTTTGATTTAGGTGGCACAGACTCTACATCTAATCCTACAAATTTTGGTGGAAATGTAAAATCATCAGGAGAGTACACCTTTTCAAATACATTATCACTAGATGCAATATATGATACAACTTTAGGTGCTATTATTGGCATGAGTTCAGAAGATGAGTACGATCTATTTGATTCAGGTAGAGGTGCAACAAACTTTGAAGATGCAAAAGCACCTTTTGACGGAAGCCCTGAAATACAATGTGGAGCAGAAGTAACTGTTGGTGCAGACAACACAAGCTTAGACAATATAACAAGTTTTCAAAAGATTGCCCAGCAAAGCACAATTAAAGGTAGGTTTTTTAAATTTAAGTGTAAAATTACAAGTGATGATAATAAAGTTAGAGCAAAAGTTCATACTCTCCAAGCACAAGTAAATATGGAAAAAAGAACAGAAGCTAGTCAAGATGTCGTTTCAAATGCTTCAGGAACAACGATTACTTTTGTCAATTCTTTTTTTGCTGTTCCGAGCATAGGAATATCAGCACAAGGATTGCAAACAGGCGACTATTATCAAATTACAAGTAAATCAAAAACTGCCTTTACAATTCAATTTTATAATAGTAGTAATGTGGGTATAAGCAGAACATTCGATTATCAAGTTGTAGGACATGGCTTGAAATCAACAAGCTAAAGGAGTATAAACAGATATGAGCCAAGTTTCAGATGTAGTATTAGCCAATCAAGGATTTGCGAGTTTCAGAACGGAACTTAATAATATATTAGGTGCGTTAAATACAATGCACGTTGGAAGTTCTGCACCAGCTTCAGTAGCAACAGGAACAATGTGGGTTGATAATGCAACAACAAACGTATTAAAAGTAAAAATAAATGATGGCTCAGATAACGTAGAATTATTTCAAATTAATACATCAACAAACGCAGTGACTAGCACAATGTCAGTAACAGGAACAATATCTGAAACTGATCCAAATGCTCTGCCACTTGCAATAGCTTTAGGATAAAATATGGCAAATACATTTAAAGTAAAAACTAATGGAGCGATGCCAGCAAGTGCTGGAACACCTCTAACTTTGTACACAGGAAAATCCTCTACAACAACAGTAGTAATTGGTTTGTTACTTTGTAATATTCACACAGCTTCAGTTACGGCTAGTGTAAAAATAGAATCAGATACATCAGACACAGAAACTAACGAGGACGTTTTTGTAGTGAAAGATGTAACGATTCCTGCTGGAACTTCATTAGAAGTTTTATCAGGTGGAAAAGTAGTATTACAAGCAACAGACGTTTTAAAAATTGATTGTTCTGTATCAGCAAAGATAGATGCAACATTAAGTATTTTAGAAATAACATAGGAGTTTTAAGTGCCTTATATCGGACAAGCACCAGCACCAAAAGTTATTACATCAAGCGACCTAAGTGCTGATGTAGTAACAGAAGCAAAGATAGCAGACAATGCAGTTGAGAACGAACACCTCAACGCAAATGTTATTACAGGATTTTCAGCTTTAGGTGCAGAACCAGCAGATACAGATGAGTTTTTAGTTTCAGATGCTGGAACACTTAAAAGAATAGATTATTCTTACATTAAAGGTGGTGGTGGTTTAGTTTTTTTAAATTCACAAACAGCAAGTAGTAGCGCAAGTGTTGCTTTTAATAGCACATACATAACAAGCACATACGAAGTTTATAAAATTTTTGCTACTGATATTATAGCGGCATCAGACAACGTAAATTTTAGAGTGCATTATTCTGATGATAATGGTTCTAATTATGATAAAACTTTTAGAATGGCAGTTTTTGGATTTGCTGATTCAGGAAGTTCAGTTCTTTATAACCAAGAAACAAGTTCATCAGGTCATACAACATTAAATGCCGCAAGACCTGGAACTGATGCAGATGAACAAACTAATATGGAATTTACTTTGTATAAACCTTCAGGTGGTTATGGTTATGCTCATTATACTATAGCTTTAGGGCAATCTAACGACTATATTGGTGTTCAACAAGGTGCGTTAAGAGTTGGAGAATCAGAAGCAATAAATAATATTAAATTTGATTTTCATTCAGGAAACATAGCAAGTGGAACGTTTCGTTTATATGGGGTGGTAAATAGCTAATGGCATATATAGGAAACCCACCAATAACAGGAAACTTTCAAGTCTGTGATGCAATTAGTGTAGTCAATGGACAAGCATCTTATACAATGCAAGTATCATCAGCAAACGTATCACCTGAGTCTGCGAATCATATGCTTGTATCTCTAAATGGTGTACTACAAAAACCAAACTCATCATTTACTATTTCAGGTTCAACAATTACTTTTGCATCAAACCTAGCAACAGGTGACGTTATAGATTTTATTATTTTACTTGGTAATGTTTTAGATTTAGGTGTTCCAAGTGATGCCACAGTTACAGATGCTAAAGCAAACTTTGTATCAACTTCATCTGCGGCTGGATTACAAATAAAAGGTGATGGAACAACAGATGGAACTTTACAATTAAACTGCTCTCAAAATTCACATGGAGTAAAACTTAAATCACCAGCGCATTCTGCTGGTCAATCTTACACTTTGACTTTACCAGCTACTGCACCAGCAACAGATAAAATTATACAAACTAACTCATCAGGAGTTTTAAGTTTTGTTGATAAACCAAGTGGCGCGCATGCGTTATTATCTACAACAACAGTATCTAGTGCGGTAGCACAAGTAGATATTTCTTCAAATATAGATAGTACGTACAAAATTTATATGATTGATATAATTAATCTTTCAACAAATAATGATGGGTCAAGTTTATATGTAAGATTTTTTCAAGGTGGTTCTGTAAATTCTAGTTCAGTTTATGATTTTGCTTATAGCAGACAAAGATCATCTACTACAACTGCGTATGTAGCTAAAGGTGAAAATACATCATTTATACAAATTACTACAGATTTTGATGCTCAATCCACATCAAGTTTAAACGGAAGATTATTTCTTTTTAATCCATCTGAAACAACTTATAATAAAACTATAAATTTCCATACAAACCAACAAGAGAACGGGGATACTCATATGGGTTCTACAGGTTCAGGAAGAATAGAATCAACATCAGCAGTTGATGGTATTAGATTTTATACCAGTAGTGGAGAGATAGATGGTGGAATTTTCAAATTGTATGGCGTAAGTTAGGAGAAACAAATGGCTCTTAATTTTTGCAACAACAATTCCTTATCAGCAATAACAGCTTTACCAGCTTCAATATCAGGTGGTGGATTAAATTTAATATCTACACAGACAGCTAGTAGCAGTTCAACAATATCTTTTACTTCAGGAATAGACTCTACTTATAAAGAATATATTATCAAATACATTAATGTTCACCCATCAACAGGTGCTAGTTTGTATATGAATTTATCAGCAGATGGTGGGAGTAACTATAATGTAACAAAGACAACATCTGCTTTCAGAGCATATCATACAGAAAGTGGTAGTTCTTCATTAGCATATCAAACAGGATATGATTTAGCTCAAAGTACAGGCACACTAAGAATATCAGGTCTTGTAAATGCAACAAATGCAGATGAGAGTTGTTCAGGCACAATGCACTTGTTTGAACCATCATCTACCACATTTGTTAAACATTTTATAATTCAAACTCACGCATATGGAGAAAATTCGTATGCTCATAATTTATTCGTAGCTGGTTATGGTAATACAACATCAGCTATTAATGCTGTTCAATTTTCATTTAATACAGGTAACATAGATTCAGGGACTTTTAAATTATATGGAGTTAGTTAAATACAATAACAATTCAATTTCAAGTGTAACTGCTTTAGGTAGCTTACCTGCTGGTGGTTTAAATTTACTTGCCACAAACACCATTACATCAGGAGTATCGTCATCTTCTTTTACTTCTAATATTGATAGCACATACGACACTTATTTATTTAAATATATTAATATTCACCCAGCTACTGACCAAGCACATTTTACTTTTAATCTTTCAACAGATAGTGGCTCAAATTATAATGTTACAAAAACTACAACATTCTTTCTTGCAACTCAAAATGAAGCAGGTACATCAACAAGTTTAGAATATAATGGAAGTTTTGATTTAGCACAATCAACAGGTTATCAAGATTTACAATATGATGTTGGTAATGACAATGACCAAGCAGTTTCAGGAGAACTTTTTTTATTTTCTCCCAGCTCAACTGTTTTTGTAAAACATTTTATTAACAGAACTTCAAGCTATAATGCAAGTAATTTTACCGACCAATCATATATGGCTGGTTATGGAAATACCACATCAGCTATTGATGCAATAGATTTTAAATTTTCAAGCGGAAACATAGATAGCGGTGTAATAAAAATGTATGGATTGAGTAAATCATAATGAGTATAATTAAATTAAATAACAGAGCAGTAAAAGATGCAACAGCAGTAGGTAGCATAACAGGACTTGGTAATTTAGTTTTTATATCAAGATCAACAGCTAGTTCATCATCAAGTTTAAGTATTACATCAGGTCTTACTAGCACACATAAAGAATACATATTTTTTTTTAATAATATGCACCCAGCATCAGATGCAGTAGAAGGTGGTCTTTCATTTAATTTTAGTATAGATGGTGGTTCTAATTATAATGTAGTAAAAACTAGTACACAATTTAGAGCAGAACACCACGAAGATGGTAGTTCAGGAACTTTAGTATATAGAACTTCTAACGATTTAGCACAAGGAACAGGTTATCAACGTTTAGGTGATGATACTGGTAATGCTAATGATGAATGCTGTTCAGGATATTTACATTTGTTTGATCCTAGTAACACAACTTTTGTAAAACATTTTATGTCAGTAGATATGGAATATAATTCAGCTAATCGAGCCACAAATTGCTATGCTTCAGGTTACGCAAACACTACAAGTGCTATTAATGCCATAGATTTTAAATTTGGATCAGGAAACATTGATTCAGGCACGATAGATATGTATGGAGTTCTATAAATAATTATGATAACAAACAACAATAAGGAGTAAATATGGCAGATAGATATAAAATGGTAAATGGTGAGAGAATCAAACTCACAGCAGAAGAAAACGCACAGAGAGATGCTGAAGAAAAAGCTTGGTCTGATGGTGCTTATGATAGAGCAATGGCTACTTTAAGACAAAAAAGAGATGGTCTATTAAAAGAAACTGACTACTATGCTTTATCTGATGTTGAAATGTCTGATGATATGAAAACTTACAGACAACAACTTCGCGATATAACGAATGGTGTGAATACTGAAGCTAAAGCCAAGAATAAGACTTTTCCAACAAAACCTGAATAATCTGATGAATGTTAAATATTCTTCATATTCTTTTAAATATAAGGAGT